GCAACTACATCGGCGGAGGCGATGATGATTGCTGGTAGCGAAGATCAACTGCGGCTGATGCGTCTGTATCTGGCGCAGGCCGTCGCAGAAGAAGCAGCAGGCAACATCGAGCAGGCCGATGCTTGGGGTGCTATGGCGGCAAATAAGCTTGCCACTGCGCTGCATATGACGCGGCCATCTAACGTAATCCCATTCACGAAGGAGCAGTCATGAGCTACACACTAGTTGCACTCGCATTCCACGCAACACTCTCTGGCACGCCGGTTCCCGCAATGACGAACGTCGGGCAATTCGATGACGCCATCTCCTGCTTCTGGGCTGCGGAGACGATGGTGCAGCTTGTGCAGAATGGGCCGACCGGTGCAGTGCCGCCGCGCAACAACCATCCGTCGATCGAGGCGCGCGTCATCTTCCAGTGCCTACCGTCTGCCGTGCCGGCTGCGTGCGCCGCGTCTCCGGGCGTCTGCGGCCAGAACAACATCCCGCCAGTCATCTCCAATCCATAGGAGCAGACGATGAAGCTAGGAACGAAGTTAGTCAAGCTTGACCTCGTCGGCCTTGATGGCAACGCATTCGCAGTCTTGGGTGCGTTCCAGAGGGCGGCGGTCCGGCAAGGCTGGGCAAAGGAGGACGTCAGAGCCGTGCTGACCGAGGCCAAGAGCGGTGACTATGATCACCTTCTGCAAACCATCATGAAGTACACCTACAGCTGAGGAGAAGCGATGAGGGCAATTCTGATTGATCCGTTCAAGCGCACGATCGAGGCGATCAACCTCAAGGATGCGGAGTTGGACACCGTGCGGGAGGTGATCTCTCCCGGCAATCGCGTTTGGGTGCAGGCGTATCGCCTCAGCCCCAAGCACGTCGGTCTGATCGACGAAGAGGGCACGATGAAGGACTGGGATTATCAGGCTTTCTTCCAACTTGCCAACGGGCAGCATATCGCAGGCCGGATGCTGGTGCTGGATACGCGAATGACCGAGCAGGGCGAAGAGTGGTACGCGAGCACGCTGCCGACGTTGGTGGTGACGCGCGTCGTGCGCTGGGTTGATCCGGAAGACGTCAAGATGCCGGCACCCACCATCACCTTCGTTGACGCGGGCAGCGGCAAGATCGAGGTTGTCCCGCTCGATGGCGTGCAAGAGTACAACTACACCACCCAGCCGACGAAAAAGGGCAGTTAGACGATCGGCACGAAAATCGGCTCACCATCATGTTTTCTGGCTGGCTAGGCACACGCAGGCACGTTCCTACGGGACGCTGACTGGGGGTTGTAGCTTGGCCTTCGCTCGATTTAGGCAGTGGGCCGATTTTCCCAACTATCACAGAAAGGAACAGCAATGGCAGCGAAACGTGAACCAGTCGCCATCAGCACGACAGTTGGCGATGCGATCAGCACGGCCTTCGGAATCATCGAGGACCTAGCAACCGAAATGCGGGACGCGTATGACAACACGCCGGAGTCGCTGCAATCGAGCGGCGTTGGCGAGGCGCGCGGTGAAGCAGCTGATGCGCTAGAGGGCATCAGCGAAGTTGATGATGTTCCTGAGCAGTTTGCAGAGCTGAAGGTGACGTTCTATGCGCTGCCTCTCAAGAGCAAGGCATCGCGGCGCGACCGTATGGCTGATGGCCTGCGGTATGCGGAGGAGGCAATCACGGCACTGGAGGCGTATGAGGGTGCTGACGAAGATGGAAAGGACGGACTCATCACCGACATACAGTCGATGATCGACGAGGCAGAGGCCGTTGAATTCCCCGGCATGTTCGGATAACTCAATTCATTTTACTTCTGTCGCGACATCGGTTATGTTCGCGTCGCAATCAAGAAAGGGACTATGATGAACGTCGATTATGTTTCCTATCACGGCAAGTCCGGGTTTGCACTTCTGGTGCTGGAGAGCAGCGTGGGATCTACGCGGATGGTCGTGCGGTCAGATGGTAAGCAGATTGACCTCGCGAAGCTCAAGGCATCAGACTTCGATCGGCAATTTTGTCCGGTGATTGCGAATTGGAACAAGTTTCGCGATCTGCCGCTGCCGCCGAAGGATTGCGCGGAGAAGTTGCTCAGAATGAAGCTTCCCATCACGAAGGCTGCAATAGATCACATCGAAAGGACACTGGGTATGGACACAAGAGGCAAAGGCAGTGCCGAGATTCGCACCGAGGTGGCGCGTTTGTCGGAAGAGCTTCCGAAGGGGCACGTGTTGAAAGACGTGCCAAAGGCGTATCCTGACCGTGGCACCGCGATCGCAGCATTCACCGCTATGCGTCAGGCGATTTTCCAACTCAACTCCAAGGAGAGCAACATGGCAGCGACGAAAAAGGGCGTGAACGCGGAAGACACGAAGGCCAGCAAGGCGACCGTGACGAAGGAAGAAGCACCGACCAAGGCGAAGGGCAAGGCTGCAAAGCCGGAAGCTGCGCCTGCGCCGGAGCCGACGACGAAGGCCAAGGGCAAGGTCACCAAGGTGACCGCAGAGAAGGAAGCCGCACCCGTCAAGGCGACCAAGAAGGCAGCTGAGGCTGCTCCCGAGAAGGAGGCCGTCAAGAAGGTCGTGAAGGCTGCGCGCGAGGCGGGCAAGGAGCGCGTCGATCTGACCGGTCCGTTCAAGCTGACGGAAGTCGCGGCCAAGGCCAAGACGCCGGAGGCGCTGCGCCTGCATGAAGGCTCCTCGCGCCACACGCTGATGGCCTTCGTGTTTGAGAAGGCGGCGAAGGGCAAGAAGCAATTCACGATCGAGGAGCTGACGGAGGCGGTGGGCGACCAAGTGCGCCAAGCGCTGAGCGGCATGGTCCGGTACGGATTCCTCATCGCCGTTTGACCTTTACTTGCCGGCGTGCCCGGTGTAGCATTCGGGAGCTGTCCTTCGGGGCAGCTCCTTTTTCTTTGCCTACAGAAAGGTCAATCATGATCATCCTAGGAGCAGGACTCAGCGGTCTCATCTGCGGAACCCTGAATGCTCAATCGTCTATCTTTGAGCGCAACCACTCTGACTTCGTTTCCCATCGGGCCGTGCTACGCTTCCGCGATGACAAGATCGCACGCGCACTCGGTCTGGCATTCCGCAAGGTGACGGTGCGCAAGTCCATCTGGCTCAACAACAGGGAAGTGTCGCCGTCGCCTCGCATCGCCAACTGGTACAGCCGCAAGGTGCGTGGCGTCATCACCGAGAATAGCATCTGGAACATCGCGCCGTCGGAACGCTACATTGCGCCCGATGATCTGCACTCGATCCTCGCGGACCTGTGCGGCGATCGTGTACGCTGGGGCACCGAGATTAGCAGGCCGATGCTGAATGAGCTTCTGGCGACGAGCACGGTGGTCAGCACGATGCCGCTGCCGGTGCTGCTGAAGCTGCTCGACAAAGACGTCAGCCTCAAATTCGACTATCAGCCTATCACGGTGCATCGCTTCCATGTGCTCAACTGCGACGTGCACCAGACGGTCTACTTCCCGCATCCGGAGAATGGCGTGTATCGAGCCACGCTCACCGGCGACCTTCTGACGATCGAGAGCAGCGGTGGGCACGAGCGGTTCCATGAGGTGCTAGAGTCCATGGGTCTGCGAGGGGACGATTTGAAGGTGCACGAAACGCCACACAAGCAATCCTACGGCAAGATTGCCCCTATCCCCAATGGCGATCGGAAGGCGCTGCTGCACCGGCTGACGCAGGAGTTTGGCATCTACTCGCTAGGAAGGTTTGCAACTTGGCGCAACATTCTGCTCGATGACGTCTATGACGACATCGCAGCAATCCGCCGCATGGTCAACCTGTCGCAATACGATCACCAACTGGAGAGGGCAAAATGAAAGTCGAATTGATGAGCGTCACCGCTGATGCACTTGATCTGCTGCTACGCACGAAGGGCACCCGCCTCAAGCACAGCGACGATCCGGCAACTTGGAGCGAGGAGAAGAAGGCCGAGCATCTGGCCTACATGCGCGACACGATCAAGAGCAGCTGGGAATTCGTCACGTATGTCTTCAACATAACCGGCGTGACGCGCGCCTTCACCCATCAGCTGGTGCGGCATCGGCACGGCAGCTATGCCCAAGAGGCAATGCGCGTCATCGATGCGTCTGGCTTCGATCACCTCGTGCCGCCGTCGGTCGCAGAGAATGAGGACCGCGTGGAGGAATGGAAGGCGATCATGGACGGCATCGACATTGGCTACCGCAATCTGGTAGCGATGGATGTTCCCCGCCAAGATGCACGCGGCGTGCTACCCACGAACGTCTTGACCAACATCATCGCCAAGTATGACCTTCGCACGCTGGCGCAGATGGCGGAGCTCCGTCTGTGCACGCGCACGCAAGGCGAATTCCAAGACGTCTTCCGGGAGATGCGCCGCCTCGTCATCGAGCAACACCCATGGGCCGAGGAATTCATCAACGTGTACTGCGTCAACCATACGCATTGCGCCTTTCCCCGGTATGGGGAAGCCGAGTGCCCGGTGTATGAGGCCGTCATGCCCAACGCAGCCGTCGATGGCCTGCGCCGGGTGATCAAGCTTCGGTTCAGCGAGGTGAGGCACGAGGCGCGACCGATGGCAAAAGACGGCAAGGCGATGTAAAACCTCCCGAGCGAAGGCCGGGAAATCAAACGCTAGGTGCCAAAATCACACATTAGGGGCGTCCGGCGGGGCATGAAGCTACAACCCTAGCTTCAACTTCCCGGGCGTTTGACAGTGGCCGTTTTATGGCGGCTGGCGCGGATCAATTTGATAATCAAGGAGTTATAAATGGCAAAAAGTACAGAGCTGCACACCCAGAAGGTCTTGGCGATCCTTCGGGAGACCGAAATGGCGATTCTGATCGAGGTTGAGGGTGGCGAAGAGATTTGGCTGCCGCTGTCCAACGTCCACGAGATCAAGGACCGCGACGGCGACTGCTCGATCGTCATGACGGCCTGGATCGCAAAGCAAAAGGGACTGCTATGATGCGCACAGCAGCCTGGATGGTTCTGCCTCTGATTGCAGTAATTGGCAGCGTATTTGGGGCGCAGATGCTTTCTGACTATGTCTCCTGCAGCTCAAGATGGGAAGGCAGCAGCTATGCCACACGTTGGGGTCCGCTGCGCGGGTGCCAAGTGCAGGTTGCTGGCAAGTGGCTTCCAGAAGCAATGATGCGCGACACGACAGTGAGGCAGCAATGAGGCGCATCCAAATTGTGGACCTCGATGGCTGCATCGCCGACGATCGCTGGCGGCGCAAGTACATCATGCCCGACGTCCCAGACCTAGATCACATCGAGCGGTTTGGCAAGTACCACCAGAGCAGCATTCTGGACTTCGCACTCAACCTCAATGAGATCACGGAGCCGCACGTCGTCGTACTAACGGGTCGTCCTCTGCTGTACCATGAGATCACCCTGATGTGGCTGCGGGAGAATGCGTACATCGAGCCTCTGTACATGATCATGCGCAACAACAATGATCATTCACCGAGTCCTGTGCTGAAGAAGAGGATGGTGCACGGGCTGCTCGATTGGAACAGCTATGGGATAGCACGGGAGGAGATTGTGTCCGCAATCGATGACCGTGCTGCAATTGTCGATATGTACCAGCGCGATTTCGGCATCAATGCCCGCGTCGTGCGCATCGGAGAAGAGGAGCACGTCAATGGATAAGTGTGGGGCGCATACCATAGATGGTGGAAGAGTCGGATGCAAGAGGTGCAATGCTTCGTGGACGGCCGGAGCACCATTCCCTGTCGGCTGCTGCGATCCTATCGCTCCGAAGAGACAGCCATCCGACAATCTGCGCGAGGCGGCTGCACTCTTTGAGGAGCGCAACGCGATCTACGGCAGCAACTACCAGAGGCAAGGCGCGGCGCTGCTGGCGATCTTCCCGGAGGGCGGCATACCGGCGATCACGACTGTGGCTGAGGCGAATCGCCTGCATGTGTTCGTCGCCTGCGTGACGAAGTTGATGCGGTATGCCTACAACCTCAAGGATGGGCACCTCGATTCCGCCCGTGATTTGCAGGTGTATGCCGCGATGCTTGAGGAGTTTACTGATGCCACTCTATGAGCAGATGAAGCCAGAGGCATTCGTTGACGCCATCACCGGCGACAAACGCGAAGGGCGCATGTTCACAGAGATGACGCGACGGTTGCTGAAGGAGAAGAGGGTGAGTGGCTTCTTTCTGCAGGGCACGCCATCGCAACCTTCGCCTGCCGAGTGGGAAGCCTTCCACGCGGCCTTCGCGGGCAAGACTGAGCCGAAGGGCAACCAGCCAGCGATGCCTTGGGGCGATTGGCTCGTGGAGTCGCTGTTTCCGAAGATGCTGTATGATCAGGCCGGCAAATCTCTGCGCAAGATGGTGAAGGATCCGCGCAGCTATGAGATTGCAGGATTCTCCGGCATCGGCAACTACAACAATTCCTTCGGCCGGATGGCTCGGCCACGCGACGAGGTGCCGGAAGGCTTCCTTGTGTTCATGCTCGATCGCATCGCGGGCAAGTATGGCGGTATGCCGCTGTATTGGTTCGATGTCGAGTATCCGGAGTGGGTCTGCGCGCCTCTCAGCGGCAGGCCGGACATACCCAAGACCGGACGCACGTCTGTCTCATGCGTGATGAATTATGGCTTCCATCTGCTCAACGGGAAGCTCAGCATCACGATCGGGCTGCGGCACCTCAACTGGTCGCACGGTTGGGGCGATGTGTACGGCGCAGAGGCCGTGCTGCGCGCGATCTGCAAGGAAGCAAAGTGTGAGCCGGGACTCATCTACATCTTCGCCAATAGCGCAACGATGGACGAGCCAAAGATTGCCAAAGCGTATCTTCAGGAGAGGTATCATGGCGTATAAGCCGATGACGTTTGACCGCAAGACAGCGAAGGTAGCACGATACTGGGACGAAGTGAAGGGCGGTGCGCGCGGCACGCCTATCTCCCTGCAGGTGGCTCTGTGTGATGCATGCTTCAACAGATGCATCATGTGCGGCCACCCGGACCGGCCAAAGATGCACCGCATGGACGTGCACAAGTGGCTGGAGAAGCTTGACTTCTTCGCAGCACGCGGCGTGGAGTCGGTCTGCTACTCCGGCGGCGATCCTATGGCCTACACAGACTTCAATCTGGTGATGGCTTCGCACGTGGAGCTGGGCGTGGCCTTCGGGATGACGATCACCGGTTATGTGCCGCCGACAATCGACTTGGCCTTGTTGGCTGAGGCGAATTGGGTGCGCGTGAGCCTCGATGCTGTCACCCCGCACATCTATGAGAAGGTGCGCGGCAAGGTGCCGGTGGAGAAGGTGTTGGATAGCATTCAGCGTATGTGCGATGAGGACGTCAACGTAGCACTCGGCATTACGCTGCACGCTGACAACATCATCGATCTGGACAACGTGCTGGCCTATGCCGCGAAGATGGGCATCACCGACATCGAGACTCACCACATCGAGCCAGACAGCGGCCCGAAGGCGATCCGGGTGCCCGAGAAGTGGGAGCGGAAAATCGAGCCATTCCAGAATTGCCACGCGGCCCTGTACCAGCTCTACATCGATGCGCAGGGCGACGTGTACCCATGCTGTATCACAGCCGGAGATGCCCATTCGACGCCCCAAGCGTATCCGGTTGGGAACATCTGGAGGCAAGGCTGGGACTTTGAGATTTGGCCAGCGGTGATCAAGTATTCGCAGCTGAGCTATCGCGAGCTGCCGCCGGTTTGCCGCGAGTGCTGCATCCAGCGCTTGAGTCAGATCAACAGCATCTGCGGCCAACTGACCGAAGGCCAAAACTTCTTCTGATGGATACCTGTCGCACCTGTGGCAAGCTATTCGACGGCGAAGGTTGGAAGACCGTTTGCCGGCGCTGCTACATCAACGCGATGGGTGAGGAAGATGAGGTGGTGGAGGCAGAGCGCAAAGAGGCGGAGTTGCAACGATTCGTGGCGCGCGGCAGACCTGCGCAAATGACCTCGGAACGTCTGCGGCAGCTCCTGCAACTATGTCACCCTGACAAGCATGGCAACTCCGTCTTGTCGCAAGAAGTTACACGTTGGCTACTCTCCCTGAGGAAATGATGATCATCTTTGACACGGAAACAACCGGCCTGCTGATGCCTGAGGTTGCGGACCTAGCGGCGCAGCCCCACATCATCGAGATTGCGATGGTGAAGCTGGACGACGACTATGAGGAGGTGGATCGCTATGAGGCGCTGCTCAAGCCTCCGGTGCCAATCGACGAGGAGCTGCACAAGCGCATCAGCGGTCTGACCACTGCTGACCTCGCGGACGCCTGCACGTTCCTCGATCTGTACGGGGAGCTGGTGGACTTCTTCTTGGGTGAGCGCATCGTGATCGCGCACAACCTTGACTTCGACAAGAACATGCTCGTCAATGAGCTGCGCCGCATCGGCAAGGAGTTTGCGTTCCCGTATCCGGCACGCCAGCTCTGCACCGTGGTCGAATCGAAGCACATCAAGGGGCGTCGCATGAAGATGACGGAGCTGTATGAGCACCTCTTCAAGCAGCCGCTGAAGCAGAAGCATCGGGCGATGGCTGACGTGGAGGCTCTGGTGGAGATTGTCAAGAAGATGAGGCCGGTATGAAATACATCGTCCTAAACATCATCACAAAGCTGGGTGAGCGCGAGATTCCGATCATCTTTCCCAACAGCCTCGTGCACGCTGATATGGCGGACGCGATGAAGGGCGTGCTGGGGCCGGAGGCGATCGTCGTGGCTGCGGGTGAGCTGCCATCATTCAGCATCGATGGCGAATGCTCCGGCCATAGTGAGTCCTGCAAGAAGGTGTCGCGCGGCAAGATTGACGACATACTCATCAAGATGCACGACTATCTCCATGGGATCGTAGCATGATCAACCTTCGCCTGCACACGGAGTACCACTTCAACTACAGCGATCGTGGGTATGGCCGCCTCGCAAGGGTGGTGGCTCGCGTCAAGGATCTGGGGCAGACGGCAGCGGCGATCACCGACAGCACGTCCTTCGGGCACGTCAAGTGGATGGCGGAGTGCAAGAGGGCTGGCATCAAGCCGCTGCTGGGGGCAGAGATACGGGTGCCGACTGACGACGATGCTGTTGCCGTCGTGACCCTTCTGGCGCGCAACAACAAAGGTCTGCGGGAGATGTATGGCCTATCTTCGCTCGCTGCCTCTGACAACATCACGGTTGATGACCTCATCAAGTCTAGCAAGGACGTCATCAAGCTGACCGGCACCTTGAGCGGACCGAAGGTCAAGAAGCTGAAGGCTGCGTATGCTGATGTGTCACCGTCGATGCCGCGTGCTCTGATCGAGGAGAAGCTGGCTGGCGGACTGGAGATTGTCGCCACCAGCGAGAATCGCTACCCACTGGTGTCCGACCGGCAGGCCTTCAATCTCTTCGGCGGAAGCCGTGAAACGCACCCACAGCACATTTTCTCGGAAGCCGAGGCACGGGTGTACCTTCCGGGGCTGCCGGAACGTGCCTACACGATTTCCGAGGAGATTGCCGAGGGCTGCAACGTGTCCCTGCCGGTGGCCGTCAACATGACAGTGAAGGGCGATCTGGAGGCAATCTGCCGCGCGAACATTCGGGCACGGTTGGGGCGTTGGACGAAAGGCTATGAGGCAAGACTCAAGTTGGAGCTGAAGCTGATCGCGGAGAAGAAGTTTGAGAGCTACTTCCTGATCATCTCCGATATGGTGCGTTGGGCGAAGAAGCACATGATTGTCGGCCCTGCGCGCGGCAGCGCGGCCGGATCACTCGTCTGCTATCTTGCCTACATCACCGACGTGGACCCCATCGTGCATGGACTGATGTTTGAGCGTTTCATCGACGTCACCCGCACCGACTTGCCTGACATCGATCTGGACTTTCCGGACACGAAGCGGCAACTGGTGATCGACTATCTCCAGAGCAAATATGGAGCTGACAACGTCGTGCACGTCGGCACCGTGCTAACCCTGCAGCCGAAGAGCATCATCAGGATGGTATCGAAGCAGCTAGGCATCAAGATGTGGGAGTTCCAGCAGCTCCTCGATGTCATGGTGGAACGCGCCTCTGGTGACTCACGCGGTGAGCTCTGCCTGCTCGATACGCTGGAAGGCATGGAGGCCGGTCGCACGGCATTGGCGCGCTTTCCGCAGCTGCGCGAGGCGACGTCATTTGAGGGTCACGCTCAGACATCGGGCACGCACGCTGCCGGTATCGTCGTCTGCGCGGAGCCGGTGAATCACTTCTGTACCGTCGATGCGCGCAGTAGCACGGCACAAATCGACAAGCACGACGCAGAGAAGATCAACCTTCTGAAGATTGACGTGCTGGGATTGCGTACGCTCTCGGTGTTGGAGTATGCCGTGGAGAAGATTCCGGGCAAGCGCATCGATCTAACCAAGCTGCCACTCGATGACAAGAAGGCATTTGCTGTATTCAACCGGCAGAAGTGGGCGGGCATCTTCCAGTTTGAGGGCGATGCGCTGCAGATGCTGCAGAAGCATATCAAGGTGGAGCTATTCTCGGACATCGTGGCGATCGGCGCGCTAGGACGGCCGGGACCACTCAACTCCGGTGGCGGTCAGGAGTGGTGCGATCGCCGGATGGGCCGTGCTTCGCGCCTCGATCTGCACCCGATGTGCTCGGAATTCACGCAGGAGACCTATGGCATCATCGTCTATCAAGAGCAGGTGATGCAAATCTCGCGCAAGGTGGGTCTGCTGAGCTGGGAGGACGTGACTGAGATTCGCAAGACGATGGCGAAGAGCAAGGGTGAGGAATTCTTCAACCAATTCTGGCTCAAGTTTCTGGCGGGTGCGCAGAAGCAAGGCATCAGCAAAGATGCGGCGCACCACGTCTGGACGCACCTATCGACGATGGGTGCTTGGGCCTTCAACAAGAGCCACGCTGTCTCCTATGGATTGCTGAGCTACTGGTGCGCGTATCTCAAGGCGCACTACCCATTGCAGTTTGCGGCCGCGACGCTGCGCCACACGAAGGGCGAGGACCAGACGATTGACGTGCTGCGGGAGCTGAGCGACGAGGGCATTGACTTCGTGGCCTTCGATCCGGAGACCTCAACCGAGAATTGGGAGGTGATCAAGGGGCGGCTGACGGGTGGCTTCATCAATCTTCGGGGCGTGGGTGAGGCGACCGCAGCAGAGTTGGTCAAGACGCGCGGCAGCTGGACCGCCAAGCAGAAGAAGAAGGTGGCGGAGGCTGAGGTGCTATACGGCGACATCTATCCTGCGCGCCGTCGCTACGGCTGGGCCTATGCCAACCCAAGGCTATTGCTGCCGCAGGTGAAGCGTCTGTGGCTGCTGCGGGAGCTGGACGAGGTGAAGGCCATTGGTCGTGATCTGCCTGATGAATTCTTTTTCATAGCACGCCTCTCCGACAAGGTGCCTCGTGACCTCAATGAGTACGTCTTCCAAGTGAAGCGTGTGCAAGAGGGCAAGAACAAGCTGCACTGCGATCGTCGGGGCAACGTGAGCGAGGAGACAGCATACCTGAACCTGATCATGGAAGATGACACGGCGCGTATTGGGATGACGATCGGCGCACACATGTATGCCGAGGTAGGCAAGAGCATCACGGAAACGGGCATCGTGGGGCAATCGTGGTACGTTATGCGAGGGCGATTCAACAAGCTGAAGCGCATCAACGTGACGTGGGCCAAGGACATCACTGCGATCGATGAGGACAACTATGGGAATATGGAGGCGGCATAATGGGTCTTGAGTCTACCTCGTGGAGTTGGTTGGGCGCGGGCATACGCAAGACGGTGCCTCACTTCTCGCTGTGCGAGCGCATTGAGAATGGTCTATCGGCGGGCACGGCCGACGTCAGTTATTGCATAAGGGGCGTGGAAGGCTGGATCGAGCTGAAAGCAGTAGACTTGCCGGCGCGGGATGGCACGGCGGTGCTTGGAAGGAAGGGACTCAACAAGGAGCAGATCAACTGGCACCTAATGCGGGCGCAAGTGCGGAGTGTGACGTGGGTGTTCATTACTGCTGCGCCGTATCGCTGGTTGGTAGCTGGGATGTTTGCTCGTGAGATCAATGACTGGACGCGTGATGAGCTGTGCATGCGTTCCCGATTCTGGTATGACGAAAATTGGAAGGAGCAACAATGGCTTCGTTTTGTCGAGATCATAGCGCCACGGTCTATGTTGTAGCAGCAACGAAGAAGGATGCGCAGAAGTTTGCCAAGCGCAAAGGCCTGACGGACGCGGTCTGCGTCGGCGGCGTGGAAGACTTGCCGCGCGAGAAGCTGACCGTCATCCTCGTCGATGGCTACAGCAAGCACATCGACTATGAGTGTCTGTTTGGCGTTGGCGGTCTGTTCTATGACTTCCGGGCCGACATCTACTATGGCCACGAGGTTCCGGCATGCCACTAGGGTGGCCGGGGACGGCCTTGAATTTCGTTGGAAACGTCCCAAAATCACACATTAGGGGCGTCCGGTGGGGTTTGAAGCTAGGGTTGTAGCTTCACTGTTTCAAAGTCTCCGCCTATGGCCGTTTTGATGGTCTAGCGCGGATCGTTTTGATAATCAAGGAGTTAGAAATGGACAGACTGGAGAGGTTGGAATCAGCAGTGCGCGCCGGCATGGCGCTGCGGAAGGCGCTGATCGACGATAGCCCAGAATTCAAGGCGCTAACGGTCATGCGCAAGGACGTCGTCAAGTACGATGAGCACATCGAGTATCTGAAGGGTGAGGCTCTGCGCGAGACTGAGCCGATGCCGGTTGCCAACAAGCCGAAGAAGGAGCGAAGAAATGAAAGATGATCGGTTGAATTCTCCCAAGAGCGCGAGCACGCTTATGCTGATTGCTGCGGCGCTGTGCGGTCTGGTGCTGCTCTTTGCATTGTGGATTGTGAGCCATGGATGATACCGTTGGCAAGATACTGCGGGAGCTGGCGGGGCACGCATCGGTCTGCTGGAAAGATGGTGCGGTGCCAACTGGTGAATTTGACTCGGAAGAGGCGAATCGCGCGGTGGAGATTGCGATTGGACGTCTGGATCGCATCGCGCCAATGCAGTTGCAAATCATGACTGGATTCTACAAGGTCGCAATGGATCGAGCTGAGGCATATGAGGCGACGATCGCAGAATTGAAAGGGGTGCTGCGCGAGGTGGTCCGCATCTCCGACCGCAAGCACGATGCGTGGGACGCGGCGCACAAGCTGCTAGGAGATGAGTCATGACCACCCGCACAGTGCCGCGTGAGCCGCGCAAGGACTTTCCTGCCCGCAAGGGGACGAAATGACCAGCCTACACGTCATACATGACTCAACGCTGCGCGACCACGTTGCGAAGCTGCGGGAGTTGGCAGACTCGATCGAGGCCGGCAACTATGGCGAGGTGGGCTGCGTCGCCGTCGTGGTGCTGGGCCAGCAATGCACCGTGCTAGGCTTTGGGCCCGATAGCGAAGCACCGAGCGTCGGCATGCTATTGCACGCCGGATTCCTGCAGCTGAGTCAGAGTTTGGCCAACCATGGAGAAGAGGAATGAGCGGAGAGCGGAAGATTGCAGTGTGGCCGGATGGAACGTGGTGCGACCTTGGAGCAATCGAGCAGCACGCCTATCGTGGAGACGACGTTCGGATCATCGTGGTGCATGAGCTGATGGCCGACGACGAGGTGGACGATTGCGCTCTGATGGCTGCGAACGGCGCGAGCGATGATGTGATCACGGAGCACGTTGTCTACTGGAGAGGACCATGACCCACATCTACCGATTGCGCATTGGCAATCACTCAACGATGAGCCTATCGTTTGATGATGAGCAGCATGGATTCACCTATGCCTTCCTGAACCAACAGCCAGTGCTGGTGCAATTTGCGTTCCGGGAGCACTCTGGCGTCTATGCGCAAGCAATGGTGGTTAATCACGAGGTGCAAGGACCATGAAGCTCTACAAGACCAAGCCATTCAAGCACCAGCACCGGGCACTCGATCTGTCCAAGGACAAAGAGGTGTTTGCGCTGCTGATGGAGCAGGGCACCGGCAAGTCCAAGGTGATTGTTGACACGATCGCCTATCTGTGGCGAGCAGGCAAGATTGACTTTGTGCAGATTGTCGCGCCGAAGGGCGTGGCTCCGGGCTGGGTGCGGCAGCAGATCCCAACGCATATGCCGGACGACGTGCCCTATGTCGCTGCGCTCTGGAAGACGAGTCTGAGCAAGACGCGGCAGAAGGAGCTGCAGAAGCTGCTGGCGCGCACCGACGTGCTACGCATCGTCGTCATGAACACCGAGGCATTCGGCGCGAGTGAGAAGGCCGTTGACTTCGCCATTGATGCGCTCGATTCCGCGCAGAGTGCCATGGTGGTTGTGGACGAGAGTCACCGCATCAAGTCTCCTCAAGCCAAGACCACGAAGCGCATCTTGCTGCACGTGCGGCCGCGCTGCCGGTTCCGCCGCATTCTGACTGGGACCGTTGGTGACAAGCCATTCGATCTGTTCAGCCAGTTTGGCTTCCTCGATCCTGCCATCATTGGCGTCGATTCCTTCACAGCATTTAAGGGTGAGTATGCGGAGATGATTCCGCCGGAGTCAGGGGCGATGCGGCATATTGCATCACGCCTCATGAAGCTGAAGAAGGGCGGACCACTCGTGCACACCGGCAAGTATTATGACGAGGAGACCGGCGCACTCACCGACCAAGCAAGGAGCGCAGACGGCATCAAGAACAAGCCGCAGATGCTGCCGAAATTTCTGCCCCAGCTCGTGGCAACCAACCCTGACGGCACGCCGCGCTATCGCGACTTGGACAAGCTGCAGCGCCTCGTCGCGCCACACTCCTATCGTGTGTTAAAGGCTGATTGCCTCGATCTTCCGGAGAAGCTGTACAACCGCTACTACACAGAGCTGACCGACCAGCAGTGGAGCCTGTACAACGAAGTCAAAGAGGAGCAGCGCATCGAGTGGGAGGAAGGGCGTGTGTCTGTCTTCAACAAACTCACGGTCTACCTGCGTCTGCAGCAGATCATCTGTGGCTACATACCGGACGATGATCGCCTTGTGGAGTTGTTCAAGTCATGGGGCGAAAATCCGCGCATCTGCAGCACTCTGGAGCTGATCGGCGACCGGCCGGACGGAGAGCGCGCCATCATCTGGTGCCGGTTCCGTGAGGACATACGGCGCATGGCGCAGGCACTCAAGGAGTCCTATGGCTCTGGCAGCGTCGTGGAGTTTCACGGTGGCGTCAGCGATCGGGACCGCATCGAGAATGTGGCGCGATTCCAAGGCGTGCGCGAAAACATGGACAAGAAGGGAAACTTCATAAGCAGCGAAGAGGTGCCTGAAGCCGAGCGCGCAAGGTTCATGATCGCGCAGCAGCAGAGCGGAGGCGTGGGGCAGACTTGGACTGCGGCGAATCTCTCGCTGCACTACTCCAACATGTTCTCGCTGATCGACCGTCTGCAAGCCGAGGACCGTCCGCACCGCATCGGCCAGAAGCGTGCCGTGCAGTACATCGACATCGAGGCGGAAGACACCATCGACAGCGTCATCATCGGAGCACTCGTGGCGAAGAAGGAGGTGGCTGATGTACTCAATGGAGACGAGGGCAGCAATTGGCTCAAGTTGTAGCTTTGGGCCGTGCCAGGACGTATCCTTCGCCGTTCCGAAGAAAGGGTCACTATGAAGCATCCAACGGTTTGGATTGCGCAAGAGCCAATGCGCAAGGAGCACCTCGGCAACGGCCAATCGCGCTGGGTGTCCAAAGGTCTTGACATTGCGAGTGTGATTGAGTACGGTGTGGCGACGATCGTCTGGCCGCCGGATGCTTCAATCCTGTCGCGTGAGATCATCGAGGAAGAGGCTGAGCGCATCGCGCACAGCTACAACGAGGACGAGGACTACATCGTGGCGCTAGGCTCGCCCACGCTGATCGCTGTCCTCACTTGGGCCATCGGCAGAAAGGGCAAAGCACTCCGCATGCTAGAGTGGGACAAGACATTGCGTCGCTACTATCCGACGCTACTTGCAGCAGCAGTCAACCAGAAAGGTTAGTCATGGCAAAGAAAGCAACAGCAGTAGTGGCGAAGCCAATCGCACCCAACCTCGATGAAGTTGTCATTCTGGCGAAGCGTCAGGTGCAGCTGGAAGAGCAGGTTGCGGATGCGGAGAATGCACTCAAAGACCTCAAGGAGATGCTGAGGCGGGTGTGTCAGGAAGACTTGCCCGAGGCGATGTTTGAGGCCGGTCTGAAGGAGTTTGTGCTGGACTCCGGCGAGAAGGTCAGCGTCAAACCTGACTTTGAGATCCAAACCTTGGCCGAGAATCGGGAGCCGGTCTATGACTGGCTAGAGTCGCACGGCTATGGCGGTCTTATCAAAACGGAAGTCATCGTCTCCTTCGGCAAGGGTGAGCTGACCAAGGCGCAGGCGCTGCTCAACGCACTCGCCAAGAAGGACCTCAACTGCAACCTGACGCGTGGAGTGCACTACCAGACGTTC